CTCCGCACCCAAGGCGGTGTATCCTGCTTTATCGATCCACGAATCCTCGTGGTCTATTGTTTCTATTAGTCTGCTCGTTTTTACCCAGTCCATCATCAGTGTGACGTGGGCCGGAGTTATTTGACCATGCTTTTCTATGGCTCCTTCTATTATTATATTCCATCCATCGGCTATGCGTTGGTGGTTTTGGTATGCATCACCGTAGTCCTTGGCCCTGTCACCATGGATTAGTTTTGCTGCTGTCTCTAAAACCTGTTGTCTTTTCATTGTATTGTTTTCTCTTCTTCATCGTTTGGGAAATAGAACAAAGCAAAAGATCCACACCTTGGACAAGAAAAGTTTGACACAATGATAAACTCCTCCTCGTCGGTATCGTGATCACCACCCTGAATCATTTGTTCTCCGCAGTATAAACATTTCATATCGTGTACCTGTAGTTTGTTTTTGCTTGAAGTAAGTAGAGACAATGTCTTGCTCTGGTTATGCCGACGTAGAACGCTCGATGCTCATCGTCTGGGTAATCGGTTTCGCTACATGCTTTGGTCGTACCTAAATACACCAAACAGTTGTCATCCTCACCACCTTTCATAGCATGAAAAGTAGATAGTTTTATTCTAGGTTCCGATAACAAGTCGTCACCGCGTCTTGCCATGGCTGCAATGTAGTCTTGTTCCACTGACCCAACACGTAGAACTTCGTATCCACCTTGCTCTGCACCAACCAGTAAACCGTATTCCTTTTGTAGATCATTCATCGTTAACTCTGCATCAGGAGCCAATACATCCAGCCTCTGCGTAAAGCCACGTTTGACCACAGCATTCTGTCCCTGCTTTGGTACAGACGAATACAGATCCTTGATCCTTTGCAGTCCAACCTTCTTGTCCTGACACAAATCACTCCATGTAAACAAATTGGAAACCAGTTTGTCTGAGATGCTTGGTCGGCCTTTGATAGAAAACTTGAAGCCCATCTCCTTGATCTTCTTTGCCATGTCGTGGACGAACCCATTGGTTCGAGCCATCAAAGTCCACGATCCCTCATGCAACGGTGCATCCTCGAGATGGTATATCCACTCGACAAGTCCCTCTTCTTCCCGAGGTTTAAATACTTTCAGGTGCCGATCATCAATCCTGTTGGCAACAATCTTTGCTAGGTTGTGCACAGAACTGGGTATTCTGTACGACTGATCCAACACTTCTATGTTATCTGTGCATTTGTTAAAGAGTTGCACGTCTACCCCTGTCCATCGGTGGATCGCTTGGTCGTCGTCCCCTGCGATAAACACCTGATCAGCATGTTCAGATATCTTCGACACCATCTCCCACTGCATCGGGGTAAAGTCTTGTGCTTCGTCAACAAACAAATAGTCGAGACTTGGTGGTTCACCCACCTGAATGTACTTGTCAATCATGTCCACATAGTCGAACTTGTTTGTGGCTCGTTTGTATTCCTCAATCTGATTGTGCAATTGCACCAACTTAGGATAGTGGAGGGATCTGTCAGCAGCTTCATTGTACTCCTGATCCAAAGTCACCATGCGTAAACGTGCACGACCCACCATCTGTAGGTAGTCGGCTCCTGATCCACCAATCGATGGGACTGCTAAACCATCATCAAGTGCATTCGACATCTTGCCCTCAAACGTCAGGCCCACATCACGTCCCACGTTGTCGTAGTCTTCCTTGTTCATGATGTCCGTTACTTGTAACCCCAAGCCCCTGAACCCAAACGAATGGCTTGTCCGCATAAACGGAAAGTCTTTTGGCTCCAACTGAAACTCGGCACAGGCACGACTCACCATCTCTTCGATAGCTTTACGTGTAAAAGATATAACTCCGATACGAGAGGGACTCGTACCACGTTCCAACGCACCACGGATCTCTTCAATCAAACGGTAGGTCTTACCACAGCCAGGTGGACCCAAGATTAATTTAGCTTTCGGTATCATAGTCCTTGCCCCTTGGTCTGGTGTTGACCCAGTCTTCGATCTCCGTCAGAACCCAACGGCTCGAGGATCTTTTGTTTGTCTCGTCTCCCAAGACAATGGGTTTCGGAAAATCTCCGGTCTGCGATAGTTTGTATATGTAGGATTTCGATACGCCTAGCATCTCGGCTACCTCACCCACTCGCAGCAGTCGATTAGAATGGGATTTCATTGCTGTACTCCTTCACAGGTAATTCTACTTCTTCCTCTTCAAACGCAGGTACAAACCAACAGCGAACGTTTGTTCTTGTCTCACCTTTTGGCCCACGCTTAACTATGTTTTGTTTTGTTGAGTCTCCCCCCAAGTCTCGTATCATCTGAGTTATCTGTCCCCGACTTGTAATGTTAAACCGTCTGTTGTGTAGGAACTCGAGCAGTCCTTCTAGTTTAAACTTAGTTGTTCCTGCATCTGTCCAAGGTTTGTTCATCAGTATTTCTTCCGGTGCCATGGCTCGGATGTTGCTTGTGCAGTATGCTTCGAGCAGATCCTTGAACTGTCCGGCTATGGTTAGTTCTTCGGGCACATCTATGTATGTTGCTTGACTCATCAAACTGTTGACCATCTGCTGCCACTTCTGTGGCTTGGTAGTTGGAGGCATAAACATACACTGCTCCATACAGGCACGTTGCCAAAGCATTTGATTCTGCAACTGCTCTGTCGAAAGCTGTATCCGTGTGCCGTTCACATCCATAAAGTACAAACGCGGTTCCGACAACATGATCGTTAGACCACCAACCTGTGGTGCATCCGGTGCATCTTGACCTATACCAAACTTAGCCAACACACACAGAGCCGGGTCGCAGTAACTCTTGAACGGTTCGTCCTTGCATGTGTAACCGTAGTCTTTCTTCTCATGCTGTTTGATTAGAGTCGCCACCTCCTGCGATTGCAGTGGCGGAGAAAACAAAGTTCGATTGTATTCTTCCACGGAGTTCTGCCAACTGTCAGGAAACTTCTGTTTGCAGTACGCTGCTATCATAAAGAGAAGCTTGTTCCTTGGTTCTGACTGCGGTCCGTTTGAAAATATGTGACGCAAGCAAGGAGGTCCGTCTTCGAAATGATTTCTCACAGCTTGTGTGGCTCGTATGGCTTCCAAGTCAGATAGGTTTACTCGGTTCTTGTCCACCGCATCCAGGAACTCATCCAGTTCCATCGCTTCAATCTTTGTGTTGTAACAAAATCTTTGTGGCATCTCAGCATCGAAGTACGGCATGTTAATAAAGTTACCAACGTCCCCACGCTCGGCTATAATCTGATCCTGCTTTGGAAAGATCTCGCAACCGCTGTGCCCCAATAGTATAGACATCTCTGTCAGATACTCACGGATAACAGCAGCAGGTTCCCAGTCTTTAAGGAACACATACAGATGTGCCCCACCTGATTTAGATCGGCAATGTAGTAAGGGTAGATCCAACTTGCGGATCTTCTCTTGTAATTCTTTGTGGTTCAGATCGTAGACATCCACATCGATGGCTCCGAACTTACACATGTTGTCTTCGTTAATCGGGATGGCCCCGACACCCTGCTTGCCGTCGATGTGCCCTTGCACAATCTCCTCAGTCAGTGGCTCCCGAACGATCCTACTCTTACCTTCGGCCTTACCGTCACGTCCCACTCGACCAACGGTAGTCGTTCCATGTGCCGCTGCTGCACCGATATAGGCAGCAAGCAGTCTTTTTGCTTGTGACATTTACTGCTCCTGTGAAATAAAGGGAGAGCAAGTGGACTACCTCACTCTCCCAAGCTGCTTAAAACGGTATGTCTTCTCCGTCGTTATCAGAAGAACTAGAGGTGGAGTCTCCATGATCTTCTGGGGCAGCTTTCACTTCACCTGCGGCTACGCTGTCACGAAATGACTTAGCCTCAAGCAGTAGTTCACGGTTCTCTAACAAACCGATCTTTTCAATGGCGTAGTTAAACCACGTACCTTGGTCGTTCGACTCTTCGACAGTGGTAAACTTCCACTGTGTGCCAAACAAAGGTGGCGTAACCAACTGACCAGTCTTTGGATGCTTGACCTTTTGCATCGCAATCTGTGTCTTCCAACGACGACTGACCTTCAACTGGCTAGACTTCATGTCTACTACAACAGGTTGGAACGCACCGTCTTCATCCACAATCAGGCAGTAATGCTGATCTGATTTGACCAACTCATTTCCGTTTGGCAAAATTTCTTTTGCGCCCTGTCGCTCTGTCTTTGTCAGAACTGGATCGGTTGCTGCGATCTCGCCACGGAAACCACCACCTTGCTCACGCGGTGTGAACTCGAGATACTTGGTGGTTTGAAAACAAGGAACAACTGTTACGCCCTCCTCGCCTGTCCAGTATTGCTTTGTCACAGTGTTAAACATATCGCCTTGCTCTGAGCCTTCGATGTACTCAGCCTCACGCTTCTTCAACTGTGGTGACATAGCTTGCAGGATACGAACGAACGGAATCTGCATCTCCGAACTGTCATATGCTGCGCCTTCCCCCGCAAATTCTAAGATGTCATCCATGACATCGGTTGATACTGCGGTCTCTTTTTTCTTTGCAACTGCGTTAGCCATCTTACTTCCTCCTTAACTGTGCTGCATTTGAAATGAATGCCCCGAACATATCGAGGTCAATAGGTTTACCATCCGTTACTCTTTCTTTTACAAAAGCTTTGAGTGTTGACGGATGTACGTGGGTCTTGGTTGCCGGATCAAATCCTGCGTCCTGTAAGATAGCAATCACATTCTTTGCGCTGTTATCTTGACCCTTGCCGAACGAACAAGTGACATCGTTCTTTATGATGTCGTCCAATCCGTTCTCACGCAGCCACGATAAGGCTTCGTCTTTCCGATCCTTTGGGATCGATGCACTGACAATCATCTTGCGCTCAACGGTAAGACCGTCTACGTCGAGACGCTCTACCCCCATTTCATCCATGAGTGCAGGAATGTTTTCAACAGAGAGCCTATGCTTCTCTTGTTTCAGTGACTTGATATGGTTCTCTGCATCCTCGATTTGTTGCTCGACGTTGCGGAGACTTCGAACCAGTTGACTTAATTGTTTTCCGGTTCCAGTATCGACTGACGACAGTGCTGTCGATTCGTCGAATAGGTCTTCAAATATATCGTTCATAAGTTTTTCCTCTTCAGGGTTGATTTAT